AAGTAAAGGAGTTACAAAATGAATCCTGATGAAATCAAACTTGAAAAACTATCTAAAAACTTTGAATATGAAAAACTTTCTAGAGATATAGATAGTATAGATGATATCAAAGTTCTCCGAGATGTAACCAAAAGTTACGTTAAGTTGTACTTAAAACAGCAAGAAACCCTTAAAATAATCTAATGGCTCAACCATCATCCAGACAAACCCTAATAGATTACTGTAAGAGACAACTAGGTGCTCCTGTATTGGAAATTAACGTTGCAGATGAGCAAATAGATGATCTCCTGGATGATGCACTTCAATTTTTCCAAGAGCGTCATTTTGATGGAGTGGAGAAAACTTACTTAAAGTATAAACTCACTCAAACTGATATTGATAGAGGAAAAGGAACAGCAGGAATTACTACCACTACAGTAAGTGATGGTGGTATTGATTATGATTATGAAGAAGATTCCAGATACTTACCTCTCCCCGATGGAGTAATCGGTGTGGAGAGGATTCTTCATTTCAATGGATCTAATAACATCTCTAGTGGGATGTTTAACTTTAAATATCAGTTGTTTTTAAACGATATTCATTATCTGGGATCCACTGAGTTGTTGACGTATCAAATGACTCAGACATTTTTATCGGATATTGATCATCTTCTTACTACTCAAAAGAAAATTAGATTCAATCAGAGAAAAGGTAGATTATATATTGATATGGATTGGAACGAAGCAGTTGCTGGGGAATACTTAGTTCTAGACAGCTATGCAATTGCAGATCCATCATCATATACAAAAGTATATAACGATTCATTCTTGAAGAGATATCTAACGTCCCTTATAAAGAGACAGTGGGGAATGAACCTCATAAAGTTCCAGGGAGTAAAACTTCCTGGCGGTATAGAATTAAATGGTAGACAATTATATGATGATGCTCAGAAAGAGATTGATACTATCATGGAACAAATGCCTACTTATTATGAGATGCCTCCTCTAGATATGATAGGATGATAAGATATGCTCAATCCATTTTTTCAGCAAGGATCAAAATCGGAACAAAATCTTGTTCAAGATTTAATTAACGAACAACTAAGAATGTATGGGGTGGATGTTTATTACATCCCAAGACTTTATGTAAATGAAAAGACTATTATACGAGAGGTAGTTGAGTCTGAGTTTAGAGATGCATATCCTATTGAAGCTTATGTAGACACTAGTGAAGGATATGAAGGATCTGGTGAGATAATGAGTAAGTTTGGTATTGAATCTCAAGATGATCTAACTCTTACTATATCAAGAGAAAGATATGAAGAGTATATCAAACCACTGATAGAGAACAAGAGCAATATAAAACTATCAAAGAGACCTAAAGAAGGTGATTTAATATTTTTCCCACTTGGAAATAGATTATTTGAAATTAAGTTTGTAGAGCATGAAAAACCTTTTTATCAACTCGGGAAAAATTACGTTTATGAACTTCAATGTGAACTCTTCGAATATGAGGATGAAATAATTGAGACCTCGATAGATGAAATTGACACTCTTGTTGCCGATGTTGGATATACGGCAACAATGAATTTAATTGGTGTTGGAAGAACGGCAGATGTTACTGCAGTTCTTGGTACTGGATATGTTGATAAAATTTACTTAAATGAAGATGGATATGGATTTACCAGCAACCCAACAGTTGTAATAGATCCTTCTCCAACAAATATACCAAGTAATGATGCAAAAGCAGTTGCAATTACAACAACCAGAGGTGGTGTAACATCAATTGAGCATGTTTATCTAACTTTTGCTGGTGTTGGGTATACAACAACACCTTCAATTACATTCACTGGAGGTGGAGGAAGTGGAGCTGCTGCAACGTGCTCTATCAACAATCTTGGGCAACAGGGTGTCGTATCCTTTGTAATTAACGATGGTGGAACTGGATATGGTACTGCACCAATTATAACTGTAGATGACCCAGCACTTGGAAGTGATACTGCTACTGCAATTTCAGAAGTTTCATATGATGGAACAGACTCTTTCTTAAGTCAGATATATGTTACAAATCCAGGTTCTCGCTACACTTTAATACCAAATGTTACCGTTGCCGATCCAGATACTATTCTAGGTATTGGAACATTCCAGTTCAATGAAGTTATCCAAGGTAGTCGTTCTTTCACTACCGCAAGAGTTATGGATTATAATTTTGACAATTACATTCTTAAACTTTCCAATTTAGGTATTGGCGGAACTATAAAGGGATTTTTCCCAGGAGAAACGGTTATTGGACAGTCTTCTGGAGCAGAATTTGTCGTTCGTTCCATATCTTTAGATGATTTGGATGATAAATACGCACAGAACGATGAAATCGAATTGGAGGCTGATAACCTCATAGATTTTACAGAATCAAATCCTTTTGGTAACTATTAATGCTGGGAAATTATTACTATCATCAAATCATTAGAAAGACTATCATAGCTTTTGGTACTCTTTTTAATGGAATTAATATTAGACATACTGAACAAGATGGAACTGCATTTAGTGATATCAGAGTTCCCATTGCATATGGACCCACTCAAAAGTTTTTAGCAAGACTTGAACAGCAGGCAAATTTGAACAAACCAGTTCAAATTACTTTACCAAGAATGTCTTTCGAAATGGTGTCTTTGGACTATGACCCAAGCAGAAAAACAAGTGTAACTCAAACATTTAAAACATGTGATGATGGTGGAAACATCAAAAAAGTTTTTATGCCCGTTCCATATAATGTGGGATTTGAATTGAGTATACTTTCAAAATTAAATGATGATGCCTTGCAAATCATTGAACAAATTTTACCATTTTTCCAACCATCATTTACTTTAACTATCGATTTAGTAGATTCTATTGGAGAAAAAAGAGATATTCCAATGATTCTGGATAGCATTTCTTTTCAAGATGATTATGAGGGAGACTTTAGTACAAGAAGAGCATTAATTTATACATTGAGATTTACTGCAAAAACTTATTTGTTTGGTCCAATTGCCGACAGTACAGATGGACTTATCCGAAAAGTTCAGGTTGATATGTATACAAATACTAATACTCAAACTGCAACTAGAGAAGTCAGATATACTGCTACACCAGATCCTATCGACGCAGAACCAGGAGACGACTTTGGATTTACTGAGGAGTGGTTAGATTTCTCTGATGGTAAAAACTATAGTCCAACTCGCCAAGAAGATATTTAATTCCTATGAAAAATTTTGATGATATTGATGAAGCTCTAAATGTTGAAAGTAGCATTGTAGAGGCAGAAAAACCTGGTCCTATAAAACCCACAAAAAAACCAGAGGAAAAAAATGATATTAAAAAAGATTATGAATATACAAGGGCAAATTTATACTCTCTGATTGAAAAGGGGCAAGAAGCAATCAATGGAATTATGGAACTTGCAGGAGAAAGTGCAAGTCCAAGAGCATATGAGGTTGCTGGACAATTGATTAAAAGTGTTGCAGATACAACAGATAAACTTATAGATCTTCAAAAGAAAGTTAAAGAAGTTGAAGAAGATACTGTCAAGACAACTAACAATGTAACCAATAATGCAGTGTTTGTTGGTTCCACTTCAGAACTACAAAAAATGTTAAAGCAAGGTTTTCTAAATAATAAAGAGTAATCATATTCTTCCAGAAGAAATGAATGAGTCGAAAAGTGGTGATAGTTCTTTGCGTGACTGGTTTAGCAAGAGTCGCTCTTCTGATGGCACCCCTGGTTGGGTTCAGTTGGGTGGCAAATATGCAGGAAAACCTTGTGCCCGTCAACCAGGACAAACTACTAAACCAAAGTGCGGATCTTCAAAAATGAAGAGAAATCTTGATAAGGATGAAGAGCAAGCAGCATTTCGCCGCAAGAATAGAAAAGACCCAAATCCAAATAGAAAAGGAAAGGCAATTAACGTAAAGACTGAGGAAAAAATGGAAGAATCCAAGCAAAGTTTTACAAAAAAAGAAATTGAGAAGAAATTGCCTTCGGGATATAAATTAGATTCTGATGAAAAGAAAGGAAAAGGTGATCATGTAAGTCATAGTGTGGTAGATAAAAAAGGTAGAGAAATAGCAACTCAATATGGTAGAATTGGTGGTGGTAAAAGAGGTAAAGATAAGTATTCACCTTCGGCAAAAGCAAGAGCTACTAAAATTGGAAATGAAATAAAAAGAGTTCATAAGGCAATTGATGATGTTCAAAAAGAAGCAGCAGGTGAAAAAGATGCTTGTTATAAGAAAGTAAAG